TCGACCGAGTCAACGTAAGAAGAATGCTTCTTGAGGTTAAGAGAATAGTTGGACAAGTTGCAAATAGCTACTTGTTCGAGCAAAATACTCCCGCGCTTAGAGCGAAATTTGTCTCGCAGGTTTCACCTCTACTTGCAGTTGTGCAGGCACAGAGCGGGATTGAACAGTTCAAGGTCGTGATGGATGAATCTAACAATACTCCCGAAGACATTGAATCAAATCAACTAAATGGAAGAATCGTTATCGTTCCCACACGAAGCATCGAATTTATATCGATCGACTTTATCGTAACAAATGAAGGCGTGAGTTTCACAGGGTAGATAGTTAATGATGATGATATGGAGACTTAAGTAATGGCCGAACGCACTTTTAAAAGTCCGGGCGTAAGAGCTTTTGAGATCGATAGATCGGGTCCAACTCCGACAGGCCCGTCTGGTGTGCCCGCAGGAGTTATAGGAACAGCCCAAGAGGGACCCGCTTTCGTACCGGTTACTGTTTCTAACTTCTCTGAGTTTGAGGCAAAATTTGGCTTCTTGAGCGGAGATCAGTTTGGTCCTATCGCAGCTCAAGAATGGCTTAGAAACTCTGGTGCATTGACGTATGTCAGGGTTTTAGGCGCGGGTAATGCTAAGAGAAGATCAACTTCTGATGGAACAGTTACGAACGCAGGGTTTGTTGTTGGTGCTGAGCTTCCGTTAGGTTCAGGTCTTATCGGTGCTAACTCAAGTGCTAATGAAAATGGCCCGCTAGGAAGAACCTATTTCTTGGGCTGCTATATGTCAGAGTCTGCAGGATCAACGATATTCTCAGACGCAGGCATTCAAACCTCAGGCGATAACGAAGCAGCACCCATACTACGCGGAGTTGTCATGGCACCATCTGGTGTCGTTCTTAGAGTTTCTTGCTCAAATGCCCCGGGCGGAATAGATAACGATCCAAGCGCATCCGACGCATCCTCAGCATCAGTTGGTGCCATAACAGGAACAATTAACTTCGTTAATGGTTCACCTAAGTTTACCATGCTTTTGGTAGGACATAAGGGCGCCAACGACCCAAGAGTTATAACAGCATCATTCAATCCTAGCGATAAAGATTACTTTGGTAATACACTTAACAAAGATCCGCTGCAGATCGAAACTGCTGGCCACTTACTTTACACGCATTACGATGTCTACCCAGAGTATGCAGTAGTAACAGGTTCGGGAATCACACCTTCAGGGTCTGACATGGTCAACAGCGCTCCATCGCCACAAGCTACTTATTCTGGATCTTCCGATGCAGTGTTTATCACTACGGGAACTCAGGATAGAAATGCCGGTGCCACGGCATCACCAAACTACGAAGGATTCAACGAGCGCTTTAGAGCTGCAAGAACTCCGTTCATGATATCGCAAAAGTTCGGTGGGACAGCGAAAGATCTCTTTAGAGTTCACTTGCTTAGTGATGGCGTTCTTAAGGGCAAAAACTCAGACTCAGTAGGATCGAACACCAAGTACAAAGTTTCCATCGAGAACGTCGGGAAGTCCTCAGATCCTCTTGATACGTTCGGATCATTTGATCTCGTAGTCAGAGACTTCTATGATGACGATGAGAACACTTTCGTTTACGAGGCACACCGAGGACTAAATCTAGATCCTACGTCAACAAACTACGTAGGTAGAAGAATTGGTGACCTTAACACATTTTATGACTTCGATCAAGCGCAGGGTGCTCAAAAACTCGTTGCTGTAGGAAAATATCCAAACGTTTCTGCTAGGATTCGAGTTGAAATGGCTTCTGAGGTGGACAACGGAGATATAGATCAGGCTGCCCTGCCACTCGGCTTTAGAGGCCTTGATCACCTGCTAACTTCAGGATCGCAGGGTCTTGCCGTCATCGCAGATGGCCTTGAAGACGCCGGCGGAGGCCGCGGCCCACAGATCAATCCAAACGTCGTTCTTAGGGGTGTTGTTCAGCCTCCTGTTCCTCTACGCAAGAACCTTGCAATGGGCCTTTCGCCTAAGCAGGTACCTAATAAGTCGCTGTACTGGGGCGTCCAGCTTGGAAGAAAAACTCTTCTGAACGAACCAAACAAAAGTAGGGTCGTCGATGGTACGATACCTAGCTTTACAAAGTTCTTCCCTGATTATGCAGTTTCTAACTTAAATGTTATCACGGGATCAAATGCAGGCCAGACTGATGAAAACGGATTTAGGCTGGACTGCGATACGTTTAACAATAACATCTTTACACTTGAGAACGTCAAGGTTGGTACGGGCTCTAACGGCCTTGCTATTACCACAGACGGTGCCCTAGTCAACAGCTGGTCTTACGTAAGAAACGGAGACATAACTACTGATGCAGGAGCTAAGACACGTAGATTTAGCGTAAATGATACTGCAAGCCCTTCCGTGAGAAGGCTTGCTAAGTTTACTACGGTGTTCCAGCAGGGCTTTGATGGAGTTGATGTCTTCAACGCAGACTCTGCCGCGCTCAACAATAAATCTGCCAAGGGCGAAATGGATGATTCCAATCGCGGCGGAGTTAACGGCTCTACAGTAGCAGCTCACAAGAAAGCGCTTGCTGTTATGGGAGAAAAGGCAGATGTAGACATTCAGCTTTTGGCAATCCCGGGCATAAGACAGTCCACCATCACTAATGACGGTATCACGACTGTAGAAGATAGATTTGACGCGCTCTACTTGATGGATGTTGAGGAAAGAGATGCAGTAAACAATGTAGTAACTTCTTCAGTTCAAAGCATAAGCGTTTCAAATACAGTTTCAGCCTTTAATGACAGAGCACTTGATAGCTCTTTCGCTGCAGCATACTTCCCAGACTTGAACATGAACGTACAGGTGAAGACGCTCAACACTGCTACTAAGACAGTGGTTGCTAATGACTCTACGCTTAGAGTTCCGCCTTCAGTTGCGGTTCTTGGAGCATTTTCCTTTAATGATGCCGTAGCGTTCCCGTGGTTCGCTCCTGCTGGTTTTGCCCGCGGTTCAATGAATGCACAATCAGTCTCAGTAAGATTGAACGAGGACAACCTCGACGACCTTTATGACAAGGATATCAATCCGATCGTAACGTTCCCGAATAGCGCAGGTCCGATAGTTTTCGGTCAGAAGACACTGCAATCCGCGGCTTCCGCTCTGGATAGAGTCAACGTACGTAGATTGTTAATCGATGTAAGGCGCTCCGTGAAGCAAGTTGCACAACAGCTCATCTTCGAGCCTAACAGAGAAGCAACACTGCAGAGATTCACTGCCCTGGTAACTCCGATAATGAAGAGAGTTCAGCAGAATCAAGGTATTGACCGATTTAAGGTGATCATTGATTCTAGCACGACAACTCAGGCAGATGTTGAAAACAATACTGTCAGAGGTAAGATTTTCCTTCAGCCGACAAGAACTGCAGAGTTTATCTCTCTTGACTTCGTGGTAACAAATTCAGGAGTTAACGGACTTTAGTGGTAGTTTTTCTCAGACGTGCATATTTATATCGTGACACATTAGGAGATTGTGATGGCTGAGACCCTTTCCGTTGCTGAGATGCTACCAAATAAGTTTGAACCGAAACGCCAGTTTCGATGGGTTTTCGCCATTGAGGGAATCGATGCCTTCTTGATGAAATCTGCGGCACGTCCTACTATCGCTACGGAGCAGGTAACCCTACCCTTCATTAATCACACGCGCTACCTTGCAGGACGTACAACGTTCGGTGACATGTCTGTGACGCTTTATGATCCCATCGCGCCCTCAGGCGCCCAGCAGGTTATGGAATGGGTAAGAACTCATTTCGAATCAGTCTCAGGTCGTTCTGGTTACGCAGACTTCTACAAGCGTGACTGCCAGATTAAAATGCTTGATCCAATCGGAACAGTGGTTGAGCTCTGGGACGTTAAAGGCGCTTTTCTGACAAACGCATCTTACGGCGATCTGAACTATGATTCTAACGACGCCTCAGAGATTTCTCTTACGATGCGCTTTGATAACTGCGTTCTCCAGTACTAATACACTACGCATTTAAAATCCCAGCAGTTTAACAGACCGAGAGTCTGTAATACAATCAAGTATCTATAAGGAGATAGTATGTCTAGAAATGACGTATTTCACGCTGCTGGAGATCATGATCCTCGATTGAAGGAAACACAGCAGCAAGCACAGCAAGACTTAGGTTTTGACATTCCAGTTGAGACAGTACCTTTGCCATCATTAGGTAAAGCATACCCAGAAGATCATCCGCTTCACATGAAAGAGTTTGTTGAAATTCGAGCCATGACAGCTCGAGAAGAAGATATCCTAACTTCTCGTGCGCTTATCAAGCAGGGCACGCTGATCACCAATCTTATTAAGTCATGCCTAATAGACAAGTCAATCGACCCAAGATCCCTGCTTTCCGGGGACCGAAATGCCCTAATAATCGCAATCAGAGTGACGGGATACGGTTCTGACTA